CCAAGTATGGTGAGGAACATAAAGAGATTTATGAAACCGAAACCTCTGAGCGTTCTTTTGAAGAAGAAACGAAACTGTCTGGTTTCTCTGCTGCCCCCGTTAAAAACGAGGGTTCTGCCATTGCTTATGACAATGCGCAGGAAGCATGGACTGCCCGATACAACCACGAAACCATTGCTTTGGGCTTCAGCTTGACTGAAGAGGCTATCGAAGATAACTTGTATGACTCACTGTCTGCTCGTTACACGAAGGCTTTGGCCCGCGCTATGGCTTACACCAAGCAAGTTAAAGCTGCTGCTGTTTTGAATAACGGCTTCAGCAATGCTTACGCTGGTGGTGACGGTGTTGCTTTGTTTAGCGCATCACACCCCTTGGTGTCTGGTGGTACTAACAGTAACATCCCCTCTACCCCTGCTGACTTGAACGAAACATCGTTGGAAAACGCTGTTATTCAGATTAGCTTGTGGACAGACGAGCGTGGCCTGTTGATCGCTGCCAAGCCTAACAAGTTGGTGGTTCCACCTGCACTCCAGTTCACGGCAACTCGCTTGCTTGAGACTGAATTGCGCGTGTCTACTGCTGACAATGATATCAACGCCTTGAAGAACAATGGTTCTATCCCCGGTGGATATACCATTAACCACTTCTTGACTGATACCAATGCTTGGTTCCTGACTACAGACGTACCTAACGGCATGAAGCACTTTGTGCGTTCGCCTTTGGCCCGTCTATGGACGGCGACTTTGACACAGGTAACGTCCGTTACAAGTCTCGTGAGCGTTACAGCTTCGGCTGGTCTGACCCTCTGGGCATGTTCGGTTCTACCGGTGCTTAATATTTCTTAGGAAATATATGGAGAAGGGGGCTTGTGCCCCCTTTTCTTTTGTTGTATATTGCTTTCAACCCGGGGTTATCCGGTGCATTAGACAGTCCCGGCTGACGACATACAGACTAATGCACTTCACTTGTATGTAAGGACACATCATGGCAACCACCACGTTCTCCGGCCCAGTCGTATCTAACAACGGCTTTGAAACGGGCACTTCTGCTTCCCCTCTCGCAGTAACTACAGCAGAAAACGTTAATGCTGCATTTGCTACAACTTCAGCCACATCTGGCGATACACGTCTAAGCTATAACAAGCTGACCTTTACCTCTACAGGTTCAGGCGAAACACTTCGTGCTTTCTCTGTTGTTACTGGCGCAGCCGCAGCTACTGCTGGCACGATCAACGGCGCTCATATCTCTACTGAGATTGATGGCACTGGCACTATTTCTGGCGCTGCTAACGCAATTCGCGCTACTTTGGGTGGTACAGCTACAACCCCCGGTGGTACTTTATCTGTGTTGCAGTTGGATACTAACTTTGCATCTGGTACAAGTGTTAGCGCAGCTTCTGCTTTTATCCGTGTAACTGACAGCGGTGCTGGTACAGGTAAATTGACACGTTTGATGAACATTGGTTCTGGTACAGGCGTATTTACTGCCGCAACTTCTTCTAGCACTTTGGCTGGTGGTATTAAGATTCGTATCGGTTCTACCGATTATTTCTTAGTCGTTGCAAGCGCAGTGTCTTGATATGCAGATAACCAAGGAATTCTTGGAGTCTGAGATTAGTGACCTTGAGCAAGAAATACATAAGGCAAGTGCATTTATGTTAAAAGCTCAAGGCACAGTCGAGGCATACAAGATGCTTATAAACAGGCTAGAAGCCCCAGAACCGGAGCAAGAAAATGGCACAGATACTCCTCTCTAACGCCACCGCCACCGGCGCGGGTGAAGCGTGGCATCCTCGTGATACTGCGGCTGTTGCCACGTATACACAACATAGCTTCCAAGCTATTGGTTTAACCACAGCATCAACGGGTGCGGCTACCGTTTTGATTGAAGTTAGTAACGACGGTGTTAACTTTCTTACAATGGGTGCGATTACTTTGACATTGGGGACATCCGCAACTTCTGATGGATTTGCGGCTGCAAACTCTTATGAGTACTATCGCGCTAACGTATCATCTATCTCTGGTACTAACGCAAAAGTTACCGTGTACATGAAAGGCTAACCATGTCAGTTGTAATCAATTCTGTAGTTGCTGGACAGCCTGTTATTTATTGCAATGCAATCACATCTCCTGCGGTAATGACTAATGGTTTAACCATTTTTAACACCGTTGGTGATATTTTGATTTTTGCTCTTTTGTCAGAGTGCTATACAGCCAACAATGCTACGGCGTCTACGTTGCAGTACACCTCAACAAATAACGCAACATCTACTACGGCAAACATATCTGGCGTTTCGGCGGCTTTAACAAGCGCGGCAGCCGGTGTGGTGGTTACGGCTCAACTTGGTGCTGTGACTAATGCTCCAACAGTGTCAACTGCGGCAGGTGTTGGTGTGTTTCCTTGGGGCGCAGTTCGTGTTCCAAGCGGTAGTTCTATTAAACTTGTAGTAGGCGTAGGTTCAACTACAGGTAAATGGTCACATTATCTTCATTGGCAACCACTGCAAGATGGTGCTGTTGTTACTCCGGCATTCTAATCATGGCTAAGTCTCCAGCATGGCAGAGGAAAGAAGGCAAGAACCCCGAGGGCGGCTTGAACGCCAAAGGTCGAGCCTCTGCAAAAGCGCAAGGCATGAATTTGAAACGTCCCCAGCCAGAAGGCGGCTCCCGGCGAGACTCTTTCTGTGCGAGGATGAGTGGCATGAAAAAGAAGCTAACCAGCGCGAAAACGGCAAACGATCCGAACTCACGCATCAATAAGTCTTTGCGGGCTTGGAATTGCTGATATGCCAAGCACAAGCAAGAAACAACACAATTTCATGGCAGCGATTGCAAATTCGCCATCGTTTGCTAAGAAAGTAGGCGTCCCACAGTCCGTGGGCAAAGATTTTACAACTGCCGATAAAGGCAAGAAATTTTCAAAAGGTGGTGATACTATGGCTACAAAAATGATGGGTATGAAAAAAGGCGGCATGAAAAAAATGGCTGCTGGCGGTTCTGTTAAGGCTTCATCCATGGGCAAAGTTGCAACAGCGGCTCCTAGCCGTGATGGTATGGCTGTCAAAGGCAAGACCAAAGGTACGCAAATTAAAATGGCCGGTTCTGGTGTGCCTAATGGCATCGGTTCCCGTGTAATGAAAAAGGGCGGCAAAACTTGCTGATCTAAGGAGCCATCATGGCAAGAGACACAGTTTATTACGATGACCAGTCCAAGGGTGGCGGTGGTAGCGGCAAACTTTTTAAAGCCATGGAAGCATATGGTGGCCCCGCTGCGTTAGCAGGTAGCGGCGCGGCTGGTTATGCCGACTATAGACTTTCAAAACAAAGAGAGCAAGACAAAAACGAAGCGGCCTCTGAAATGAAGCGCGAGTCTCGTGGTGTCCCAAAACCCGCTAACTTTGATGCTATTCAAGAAGCTAAACAAGAAGTCAAAGATGCTGCTGCTCGTAAAAAGATCAGTGACATGGGTTACAAAAAAGGCGGTATGACAGCTTCCAAACGCGGCGACGGTATTGCTGTCAAAGGCAAGACCCGTGGCACTATGATCACTATGAAGGGTGGCGGCTGCGCCTACTAAAATTATGATGCCATCCCGTGGTATGGGCGCAATTCGCCCCTCAAAAATGCCCGGCGCTAAGAAAATGGCGCGGCGGGATGACACTGATTTCACCCAGTACAAAGAGGGTGGCAAGGTAAACGCCGCTGGCAATTACACAAAACCTAGTCTTCGCAAGAAGATTTTGGCGCAAGTAAAAGCCGCAGCAACGCAGGGTACTGGCGCGGGTCAGTGGTCGGCACGTAAAGCACAGCTTGTTGCCAAGAAGTACAAGGCGGCTGGCGGGGGCTACCGAGATTGAAAGCGCCGCAAAAATCCCTAAAGGATTGGGGCAACCAGAAATGGAGAACCAAAAGTGGAAAACCGTCTAGTAAAACAGGTGAAAGATACCTTCCAGAAGCTGCGATCAAAAGTCTCAGCCCTGCTGAGTACGCTGCGACGACCAAAGCCAAGCGGGCAGGAAAAGCCGCCGGAAAACAATTCGTAGCCCAACCCAAGACAATCGCAAAGAAAACAGCAGGGTATAGATAATGGCTAAGACCACCGGAACCACAGCCTTTAACCTCGACATGAACGACCTCATTGAAGAGGCGTTTGAGCGTTGCGGTCAAGAACTTCGTACGGGCTATAACTTCCGCACTGCACGTCGGTCATTAAACTTGCTAACAATTGAGTGGGCAAACCGTGGTTTGAACTTCTGGACTGTAGAACAGGGCCAGATTCCAATGGTGACGGGTCAGGCTATCTACCCCATGCCGGTAGACACAATCAACCTCCTAGACACCGTTGTGCGCCAAAGCAATGGCACATCTAATCAGATTGATATCAACATCAGCAGTATTTCCGAATCGACCTACATGAGTCTGCCAAACAAGTTGGCACAAGGTCGCCCAATTCAATATTGGTTTAACCGCCAGTCTGGCCAAGAAAACCTGTCTACTGTTACTTTAAACGGCACTATATCGTCTACAGCCACCACAATCACAGTGTCAAATGTGGCTAACTTAACGACCGCTGGGTTTATCAAAATTGATAACGAGACGATCAGTTACCCCAACGTAGACCCGGTAAACAATCAGTTGATTAACTGTGCTCGTGGACAGAACGGCACAACCGCTGCGGCGCATACTACTGGTGCAGCTATGACCGTGCAGAACCTACCTGCTATTAACGTGTGGCCTACGCCTAACGCGCCCGGTGACCAGTACATGTTTGTGTACTACCGCATGCGCCGTATTCAGGATGCTGGCTCTGGTGTAACTGTGCAAGATATTCCATTCCGTTTTATTCCTTGCATGGTGGCAGGATTGGCTTATCTGTTGAGCATGAAATTGCCAGAAGTTGATCCAAACCGTGTAATGGCGCTTAAAGCCGACTACGAACAGCAGTGGGAATTGGCTCAGTCAGAAGACCGCGATACCTCTCCATTGAGGTTTGTGCCAAGGAACTTGTTCTATGCCTAATCGGTTTTCTTCCGGTAAGCATGCAATTGCTGAATGCGACCGTTGTGCGCAGAGGTACATGCTCAAGGAATTAAAGACACAGACGGTTAAGACTAAGCCATTTAAGGTCAAAGTTTGCCCAGCATGTTGGGATCCCGATCAGCCACAGTTGCAACTGGGTATGTATCCAGTTAATGATCCGCAAGCTGTGCGTGAGCCGCGCCCTGATGTGAGTTACATAGTATCTGGCCAAAGTGGCCTACAGATTTTGCTAACGGACAGCACCACACAAGATGGGTTTGGTTATCCAGAGCAAGGCAGTCGGGTCTTTGAATGGGGCTGGAGTCCCGTTGGTGGAGCAAGTGGATTTGATACACTTTTAACGCCAAATAGCTTGGTGTTAGCAATAGAACTTGGTACAGTTACGGTTACAGTTACATAAGGAGCTTGAAATGGACAAAGCGGATTTAAAACAGGACAAAAAGATGATGGCTGGAGCCGTGCATAAGCATGAGAAAAAGCTGCATCCCGGTCAGCCTATGACCAAATTGGCCAAGGGTGGCAAGACAAATGCTCAGATGAAAGCTCTGGGTCGTGGTTTGGCCAAAGTGGCTAATCAGAAAAAGTCTTCCTTCACATACAAAAAAGGAGCTTGATATGGCCACTTTTAGCAAAAAAGTAATGGGCAAAGAAGTTGGTGATGCCAGCGTCTATGCTCCGCCCCACAACATGAGTGGTGAAGCAGGCGTGGACATCAAGAACAGTGGCTACCAAGGTGGTAACCGTTTTACTGCTAATGATGTAAATATGTCTGTTGGCAACATCAGCCGTGACCCATACAAAGAACCAAAGACCTCTGGTATTAAAATTCGCGGTACTGGCGCAGCTACTAAAGGCGTGATGGCCCGAGGCCCAATGGCTTGATATGAATTACATTGAACTGTTCAATACCATTCAGTCGTATACGGAAAATAATTTTCCGGACTTTACCGCTTCTAACAGCGATACGGTTACGCCTACTGAACAGATCAATCGGTTCATTGAACAAGCTGAACTACGCATCTATAACACGGTGCAGTTTCCGTCGCTTCGCAAGAACATGACTGGCAACATCACGTCAGGTAACAAGTACCTCAAAGCTCCGGATGACTATCTTGCTACATATTCTTTGGCTGTGATAGATGCGTCTGGTAACTACGAGTACTTGTTAAACAAAGACGTAAATTACATTCGGCAGGCATTTCCCAATCCGACTACAGATACTGGCATACCTAGATACTATGCGTTGTTTGGCCCCTCTGTGCAAAGCGGTGTCATTACAAACGAGTTGACGTTTATTCTTGGCCCAACACCTGACGCGGCATATACAGCAGAACTGCATTTCTACTACTACCCTGTGTCTATTGTGCAAGCAGTGATCTCATCTTTTGGGACACTGACAGGTGGTTCTGGCTACACAAACGGTTTGTATTACAACGTGCAGTTGACTGGCGGTAGTGGCTCTGGCGCTTATGCGGATATCACTGTAAGTGGTGGTGCTGTAGTTGCGGTTGTTATTCGTAACGGCGGTTGTCTATACAAAGTAGGCGATGCGTTGTCAGCGGCAGTGGCTGATATTGGCGGTACAGGGACTGGATTTTCTGTACCAGTAGCCACAGTTGTTAATGTGACGGGCACTTCATGGCTTGGTGATAACTTTGATACGGTGTTGTTGTATGGCTCACTGGTTGAGGCTTATACCTACATGAAGGGTGAAGCAGACATGATCACGCTGTATAACCAGAAATATATGGAAGCCCTTGCACAAGCTAAACGTTTGGGCGATGGTATGGAGCGTCAAGATGCTTATCGTTCTGGTCAATATAGACAGGCGGTGACTTGATGGCTTTTACAGGTAACTACTCCTGCAATACAGTGCGGACTGGCTTGATTAACGGGACGTTAAATTTTTCAACAGACACATTTTATTTGGCGTTGTATACCAACTCTGCCACTTTGAATCAGCTTACTACGGCCTACACATCTAATGGTGAAACTTCCGGCGGCAATTATGCGGCTGGTGGGCTGGTAGTAACGGCGACAGTGAATACTGCGCTTAGTTCAAACAGCAGTACCATTTACGTTAACTTTTCCAGCCCAGCGTGGACTGGTGCAATTACGGCTCGTGGCGCGTTAATTTATAAAGCCGGGGCGAATGGCGCTGTCTGTGTTTTGGACTTTGGAAATAACGTAACATCGACTGGCACTTTCACTGTAACGATGCCTGCTAACACTAGTACGGCTGCACTCATTAGACTTGTATAAGGAGAAAACATGGCACTGGTCACAACCACCAAAGGCGAAATGGACGAATCTTTGCTTGAAAAGCGAGAGGGTTCATTGGATAATGACAACGAATCAACCACATGGGTTGAGTATTGGCTGGATGGTGAACTTGTTCACCGCTCTGCTCATGTCGCCCTAAAGCAATCTGTAACACTAGCTGCTGAAGCGGCATCTTTTACCTAAGGAGCCTAATATGGCAAACACACAAGCAATGACGACTAGTTTTATGGGCGAGTTGATGACCGCAACCCATAACTTTGGTACTGCCCCCGTTCGCGCAACTGGCGCAACTGATGCGTTTAAAGCTGCTCTGTATTTGGCAACGGCTACATACAATGCGTCTACCACTGCCTACGCAACTACAAATGAAGTGACGGGCACTGGCTACTCTGCGGGCGGTGTTGCGGTTACATTTGGAACCCCACCTACGGCCACCAATTCTTCTACTACTGCGGGTGTTGCGTTTGTCACGCCTTCAGCCAGTATTACGTATACCGGTGTAACGTTGACTACGGCTTTTGATGCAGTGTTGATTTATAACTCAACTCAAAGCAATAAAGCGGTAAGCGTCCATACTTTTGGTTCACAGACAATTACTGCCGGTACGTTTACTTTAACAATGCCTGCGAATACAACTTCGACTGCTTTGATTCGTCTGGCTACAACCTAATAGGGCCGGTGGGGTAACTCACCGGAGTAGCCATGTTCGGTATCTCCGCATTTGCCGAAGCGCCGTTCGCCTCGCTTGCGGGGCAGACGGTAGTCGTTGCTCTTACCGGCGTTCAGGCATCTGGCGCGGTAGGATCAGTCACGGCAAATAGTACCGTTGCTACTACAGGAGTTTTGGCTTCGGGTGCGGTAGGTACTGTAATAGGTGTTGAGTCTTTAGCTCTTAGTGGGGTTGAAGCGGCTGGCGCAGTTGGTACGGTTACGATAGCGGATAGAAATATTGCGCTGACTGGTGTTGAAGGTACGGGCAGGATTGGCGACGCTGTTGGAAGCAGTACTGTTGCTTTGACAGGAGTTTCAGCTTCTGGGGCAGTTGGTGATGTTGTATATACCAAAGCCGAAGCGTTAACT